GCTGGATAGCGTGCCAATGCTCACGAAATTGGAAGAGAAGAAGTCGAGCCGCAAGCCCTACCCGATGTCCTGGCAAGAGCAGTCGATTCTATTTGCGGAATTGCCGGCTCACCTGCAAACGATGGCGCTGTTCAAGGTGAACACCGGCACCCGGGAGCAGGAGGTCTGCAAGCTGCGATGGGATTGGGAAATCTCGGTACCGGAACTCGGCACGAGTGTATTTCTGATCCCTGCTGATTTTGGCGGCAGACATGAAAGGTCTGGAGTCAAAAACGGTGACGAGCGACTAGTCGTGCTCAACAGCGTGGCCAAGTCGATCATCGAACAACAGCGAGGCCTGAGCAAGGAATGGGTTTTCCCCTACAACGGCAGCGCGATGCACCGGATGAACGACTCGGCCTGGAAGAAAGCGCGGGTGAGAGCGGCGAAACTCTGGCAGGAGGAAAACCTTCGCCCCGCTCACCCAGGTTATGCATCCATAAGGATCCACGACCTCAAACACACATTTGGCCGTCGGTTACGCGCAGCAGGCGTCACCGAGGAAGACCGAAAGGCACTTCTGGGCCACAAGAACGGCAGCATCACCAGTCACTATTCGGGCGCTGAGCTCGGGCATCTGATTGAAGCTGCAAACATGGTATCAGCAACCGATTCGCGTGGACCGGTGCTGACAATCTTGAAGAGGAAACAGGCGTGAAAAATCGAGAAGTCACGCAAAAGTCACGCACATGAAAAAGCCCAACTCGCGAAAGTTGGGCTAAGTCATTGAAAAATATGGTCGGGACGGAGTGATTCGAACACTCGACCCCTAGCACCCCATGCACGCAGGACCCATGCAAGCCCCTTTGTAATGGCCGTTTATACTGGCGCTCGCTGCAACCGAATGCCTACAAGAGCTTATAAGTGCGTGAGAAAGTCACGCAAAAGTCACGCACGCTTTATCCCCCTCCCCGGCTTCCTGCCGACCGAACATCCTCATCTCAATACCAAGTGAAAAGCGATGAAACTTAATGACAATCCGATAGCAAAAATTACCAATCCAAGCGTGGCACCTTGAAACAGGGGATATTTCCACAAGGCACTAATCTCCCATTAGCCTCATCCTTGAGTGTTGAGTTCGAGCATCTGAGCAATATCCAAGCCACTTAAAAATTATCATGTCCAGATCGTTCATTAGGACCATGGCACAGCGAGAGGGCGTTCTTTAGGGGGGTGGATGATCCAAATTGCCTAGCGGGAATTCCCCAAAATTGGGGGGCAGCATTCCCTGCATTAGGTGCTTAGATCCCGAATAATGGGGCAACGGGGTAGCCTCCACCTACATCTTCCCTGCTACGCTCACCTCTTCATGGAGGATTCGCGATGCCAAACTCAGACCTGCTCCCTTCCCTGCTGTTCAAGATCAATGAAAACCAGCTCGCCCTCGAAGCGGCCATCCTGGAGCTTTCGAACTGGGTCGAGCAGCGCGGCGCGGCCGACGTCGCCGATAACGTCCGCGGCGCCCTGGACACCATCGACAAGAACGAGGAGTTCATCAAGATGACGCTCGCGGTGATTATGACCCCGGAATGACGGCGATCGGACGTGGATTCAACCGGCCAATCAGTTGGCGTTTTCCTTGAAGTAGGGTTTCAGGCAAGCTTTGCGCGCTTGAAAGAGTGGATGGACTGGAGCCCCTGTCTTGTTCATGCCGAAACAAAAGACCTTCGCTGGGTCGCACACCTCTCGCAAAATTCTCTCCACCTCCGCTCCACGACCTCCCTTGTGCCCGTCATTCCCCCAACTCACTACAACTCTTGCTGCAGCTGCTGCGATCCGCCGAATGTGCTCATCGTTCTCCGGGAGGTTGACTACCGATGTTTTGGCCAGGTCCGACGAATAGGTACCGCGAATTGACATCACGTTGAGCTGGTAATAGGCGCCGTAGCCCCAGTCCTTTGCTCTTTGTTCCATGGCATTAACAGTATCATCGCCGTCCTCTTCCGTCGCACCTGAGGGGTTCATACTGATTACGCACACGTAATGTTCTGGATTGCCCCACCACCTGAAGAGCGTGAACCGGTGAGTTCGGTCGGCGCTGAAAACTGTCCGCTCCTTGACTAGTGGATCTACGGGCTGAGTAGGCAGCGGGGCCGCAGACCCGATGGCAGCGATTGCGGTTTTAGACATCAATTAGTCTCGAACTGAATGGGAGGAAAGGAGACGGCTCGGCTCTATCATCGCATCATCGTCGGCGTTATGAGCATCGTGGAAAATCTTCTGCAAAAGACAGTGCTTGAGTGCTCAGCGACCGAATTGAAAAAGGTATACCTTCGCGAGCGCTCGTCGCACCGGCTGGTGGAAAAACGTAGACGCGACATTTAATTATGACGTCGACACGGGGTTGAGCGGGGATTCTGGCCCCTGAAATCAAGGATCCAGCCTCAGGGATTCCCCGCAGCCCTCCGCCATTCCCCGATAAATTGGCCCAGCCCTCTTTGGCGTTCTGCCACCCGAAACTCCCACATCAAAGTCACCTCGTCGCAACGCCCTCGCGGAAATGTCACACCTCGTTTACTGTATATCCAAACAGTATCCGTAAGGCGCAACCGTGGACCCCTACGACATCGAAGACACCAGCGATTGGCTCGGCACTCCGACCAGGCTGGAAACCGTCAAACATTACGCCCATATGCTTGAGGAGGACATCGAAGAGCTGAGGCGGCAACTGCATGCGGCGAAGGAAAACATTTCCACCCTTGTCGAAATGAACGACCAGCTGTCAGCCGAACTCCAAAAGAAGCGGGTATGGATGGCGAGCCTGGAGGCGGAAACCACCGACCAGCTTTCCCAGATCCAAAGTCTGACGCTGGTCCTGGATCAAAAAGAAAGGATCATTCGCGAGTTGCATGCGGGCAATCAGAGGGGCTGAACATGTGCGGACGACTTTCCCAATACGATGGCATCCACGACTTTGTAGCGGCACTCAGCATGCCCAACCCTCTGGTCAACAGCACCGGTGACCGACCTTTCGAGCGGTACAACGCCGCCCCGACAACCCAGCTCGCCATCTTTCACCAGGAAGGTCAATATCTGCATGCCGACATGGTGCGCTGGGGCTGGCGCCCGCATTGGGCCAAGGACCGCGCAGCACCGATCAATGCCAGGGTGGAGAAAGTTGCCCACGGCCCTTTCTTCCGCGCCATCTGGCCGCACCGGGCGATCATCGCCATCAACAACTGGTTTGAATGGGTGGATGAAGGCGGACCGAAAAAGCAGCCGTACCTGATCCGCCGCCGAGACAGGGCGCCGATACTGTGCGCAGCGATTGGCCAATACCCGAACGTCGAGCATGAACCGAGCGAGCATGACGGCTTCGTCATCATCACCGCCGACAGTGCCGTCGGTATGGTCGACATCCACGACCGCCGACCGGTGACGCTATCGCCAGAGCTCGCCCGGGAATGGCTCGACCCGGTCACGCCAAAGGAGCGCGCCGAACAAATGATTATGCACCAGGGCGAGCCCACCGAGGCGTTCGAGTGGTTCAAGGTGGATCGCGCGATTGGCAACGTGCGCAATCAGGGGCCCGAGTTGATCAAGCCAGCCGATGAAAGCGGCTTGTTCTAAGTTGCAGCCAGCGATCTCAGCCGCTCTTCAGTCGCTGAATCGAAGATGACATAGAGCCGATCAATGGTTGCCTCACTCAAAGCTCGGGCAGATTCCAAGCCAAGAACAAAGCCCTCAGCGCGTGCGCCTGCTTTCGCTGCAACAATCATCGAATCCGCTTGGGCGATCTGAGCAAGAAGCTTGTCCGCCTCGCGCTCGATCTTTGGGCTCAGTTCTACGCCTTCCATTCCACCACCTTTATTTAAACGATCGGCTACATGTGGCGGCATGCGTGCCGGCCGACAGCACCGCTGAAGCCTTCGCACGCGCGTCTCCTATCACATAGGCCTTCTTAAAAATTGTTACCGTTTCGTATAATCTATATGACAGAAACTTTTCAGACCGGTAAGGACGTCCATGACAAAAGTAAAATATTCCGCCAACCTGATACCTCATCCATCAGCCGAAGGTTGGGTGCAAGGCTGGGCCGTCCTTTGTAGCACCCGTACTGAGTGGAATTTGGTGGCGGTGCACGCAGACCAAGTCCAAGCGGAACAGGAAGCCGCTCAACTCGGAGAGCCATATAAAGCAACCTGGGGCTCCTTCCGGCCGGAGACCGATGATTTCATCCATGGTCACGGCGTCGAAAGCTTCGCGCTTCCCTTGGTAGTCTGACCGACCAGTAGGCGCCCAGCCCGACTTCGCTCAACCATCTCACGGCAGCACCCGCAGAGCTAGGTCGTACAATGCCAAGCGCTCAGAGGCTCCGTTGGGCGACCGGCCTGGCTGTCCGGTGTTGATGACGCTGCCGATATCGCGAATTCGGCCGGCGTCAGCCATCTCGTTTAAGCCACGCTTCGCCCACCACCAGGATGCGGACTGAGCTGCGTGCTCTGGCTGCTCTAGCAACTCAGGCTGTTTCTCCAATGGGAGACCCAGCTCTACACCGGCCTCGCGGTAGTTGGCTCGTCCGGTTACCTGTAGCAGACCGCGCCCCCGGAATCGCCAACCATCTCCTGTCACCTCCTCGCCGTTTCCCATTCTTCCGCCATAAACAGCGTTGGCAATCCTCTCAGGCTGGCGGGCATAGGCTCCCGCCGAAAAATCATTGAATCGGTTTGGCCAGGTTCTAACGAGTGCGCTGGCACTGTAGTTCAGGTTCTCCACCAGATTGCGCAGCTGCCCAGACTCATGTCCGACCTGAGCTAGAAATGCCGCCTGCCGCATTCGGCTGTCAATCTTCCATCGGATCATGGCCCGGTTCAGGGCTGGCAAAAAAATGCCCGCAACAGGGCGGGCTTTGGGAAGGATCTTTAGCAGTTGCTGCTCGGTAATCGGCATAGGTTTTATCCAGGCAAAAAGAAGCCCGCTCGATGCGGGCCTGATTGATTGTGAGCGGATAAGCAGTAGCGCGTTAGTTGCATCCCGAGGGGACGCCGAACGCCTTCTTGACCAAAGGTTTGGACGGGGCTCCCCTGCTTATATTACGATGTGATGACATTCGGATTGAGTTTCCGTGAACCCTGATGGAGCAGGATCGATCTATAGCGATGCTTAGAGGTCAGGTGATGCCGAGCCGGGACACCGAAGCGCCGAGATGATGGGCGAGCGCCAGTCTCTCCCCCTGCGTAAAATCCTAGAAGAGCTAAGGACCTAGCCTTTTGAATATCACCACCAATTTCAAAGAACTATTCCCCGGCGCCATATTCTTTGGCTCAAACACAGAAATGTGCCTTGAGTTGGATATAGGAAGATCAATCCGAGGCTTACGATTTTCCATATGCTCAGTCGCGCCAGAATTTCTTAACTTTACAAAATTTCATATTTTTTCTGACGATGGCAAACCTGTAGCACTGAACAAGCAAAACTGCTCGGTTAAAATGAGCAGCGTGTTCAATGACAACCACACTCGATTCGGCGCGGACTACATACAAGGTAACGACAGTGGTGAAGTACACACTGGAAAAGAGATTTCGCCGTATGTACAGGTCACTTTAAACACTGCCGCGTCCGTTTCGAAACTTAAAGTTCTGAACAGACCGGATCGGTGGTCAAAGCGCAACAAGAATCTGAGAATCGAAATCCTAGTTGATGATGCGTGGGAATTTTTGTGGCAGAACGCCAATAACGACACGTATTTTAACATCCAAAAATCAGCTAACAAATGGATTCCAAACTCAACGTTCGCATCATTAAATAATGGCAACCTCAACACAACACGCACACAGATAAAAAAGACGATAATAAGCATCCTCAGAAGCGAGCTTATATACAAATTTCTCGAAGAGGATTCGTCTCTTTTTTCGATTCTTGATTTTTACGGCGACATCCCTGCTGATGAATACGACGTTGAAATTTTGGGTGCATACATCGCGGCGGCTTTGCGCAAAGATCGTGTAGTGTCAAATTTCTCATTTATTCAAAGTCTTATTTCAACCAAAGAATTAACTTCAAGACTGATTGACCAGATAAACATCTACACATCTAAACTTTTCAACGAGTCGTCATTCATAATCACCAGGCACGGAATTCGCCAGAGCAACCTTCTGCAGAAAAAAACTGCGCTTCTTGATCATACTGCCGACGTCATGAATTTCGTTCAATCCTTAGGATACCCCTGCACTCTGTTGTATGGAACGCTGCTAGGCGCGGTCAGAGACAAGGGTTTTATCCCGCATGACGATGACTTAGATGTATGTTTCTTTAGTAATCACACCGATCTGAAATCGGCCAGTGACGATATGTATGAAAAATTGAAAGGTCGCGGCTATACAGTGGTGCGTAATCTTGGATGCAACCTTCATGTCATAGTGAACAGAGACGTATGCGTTGATCTGTTCCCTGGGGTAATTTCTGGTGAAGAAATATCGTTGCACATGGAGAAAATGCAGATCCGGACAATCCGCCTTGACACCATTCTACCTACAAAAACTATAAATTTTTATGATCGCACGCTAAGCATACCAAACAATCCAGAGGCTTTCCTAACTGAAAGATATGGTTCCGACTGGACAGAATCCAATCCCTTCTTTGAATGGCCGTATGCACTATCATGAAAAAGCAGAAGACTTTAATCACTTACGGCACGTTCGACCTTCTTCATATTGGGCACTTGAACCTATTGGAGAGCCTTTCGAAACTCTGCGACCGGCTTGTGGTAGGGGTGTCCACCGACGAATTCAATGCCCTTAAAGGAAAGAAATGCGTGGTGCCGTATGAAGACCGCGCTAGGCTTGTTCAGTCTTTGAGAGTTGTTGATCTGGTAATACCTGAGACGGACTGGGCGCAAAAAAGATCAGATATAATTTCCCAAGAAGCTGATATTTTTGCTATCGGTAATGATTGGGCTGGTAAGTTTGACGACCTGCAAGATATTTGCCAGGTACTCTATCTCCCTCGAACCGAGGGAATCTCAACAACCGAGATTAAAGACATCATATCAAAATCCAAAGATGACCAACTTATGGTTATCAAAAATACGCTTGAGCATGCGCTATCAATGATTGGATTAGTCGGCGCAAAATAGGCTAAATCAAGCACAAAAAGGGAGGCATTTAGATGCCTCCCTTTTTTATGCCACCCTGATTTTAAGGACGCTGGCGGTTCTGTAGTGTCCGCCGATTGGAACACCACCCGTTGCAGCAGCGGCGTCATCTGCAAAGTTAGGAACATTCGCCACAGGGGTAATGATGTAGCCCGCCGACCCCTTTGGGGCTAGCAACAGGCTGACGCTACTGTCGGCTCCGAATGCCTCAAATCGCACCGCTGTGCCCGTAGCCGAAGCGCGCACAATCAACCCGTTAACAGCACCTGTAGCCGCTATGAGTTGAAGTGCGTTCAACAGCACCTCGTTGCCAAGCTCCGCGTTACCCGCCCCCTTGGCGCGACCTTTAAATGCCACGTCGGCCAGCGCGCCGTCCGTGCGATACGGAGCGTCATACACTCGCGGACCAGAGCCACCAAACAGCAACTGACCAGACGTGGTGTTCATCTGGACGTAGACCCCGGACGCAGGGCGAACAGAGCCGGCGCCAGAAGTCACCAGGAAGCCGTTAAAGGCGGCGATGGCGTTGATATTCAGCTCGGTCGCATTCGCCGATTGAATACGTCCGGTCATGGTCAGGGTTGGAGCATCGAACACCGGCACCCCAGGGGTGAGCTGCTGGCCAATAACCATGTCGACGTTGGTTAGCGTCACCGACCCAACAGAAGCGTCTTGCTTGATAGATGACAGCGCCGTGTGTGGCACGCCAACTTTAAAGGTGAAGCCTTCCAACGCACTGGCCGTACCGTCACCGACAAACTTGATCTGGTGTTTGCAGCCTGTGTTGCCAACGACTGGCGTGTCTTTGAACGTGGTTTCCATCAACCCTTCAATGGACAGGTTCTGGTGCACGCTGGTGGACGTCGTCCAAATCTCGAAAATGGCATCGTTGTAGCTGATGAAATAACAGCCACGGTCCCAGCCCCAGCCCCGGGTGAACTCCAGCCAAACGGGCGCACCGCCGCCGATATGGCGCAGGTCGCAAGAATAGAACTGGTTGTTGGTGAACGACACCGCCACGCCAAACGCTCGCAACGCGGCGTAGTCGCTGGTCGCACCATTCCGCATGCGGCCATCGCCGATGTAAACCTTCGACGTCGGGTCCTGGTTGTAGTTGGCCCCCCGCGTGCGCACGTAGGTGGTGGTTTCGCTGCCGATGTTCCAGAAGCATGTTTTGAGGAAGTGCCCGGTGACGTTGACCCCAAAGAAGGCGTTATTTCCGCTGGTTTCAGTGCCCTGCGGGCCAAGCAGTATGCCGCACTTCGGCGGATTGGCCTCGTCACCAAAAATGGTCAGCCCGTGGATTTGCAGCCAGCGCGTGCCGGTCATGTCCACGACGTTCTTGGTCGCCCCGCGCCCGTGGAACACCGCACCTGACGCCTCAAGGATAGTGTTGCGCGCCTTGATGTTGGTCAGGTTGACGCTGCCGTCGATACGGTACAAGCCAGCCGGAATGTCACCGACGACTTTGACGTAGTCTTCTGAGGACACATCCACGAACGTGGACTTGATGTACTGCCAGAAGGCACTGAGCGCACTGGTCTGATCCACCAAACCGGTACCGGCTTTCAGGTCGGCGCGCTGGGCTGCGGTCATGAAGTCGTAAAGGGTTTTCTGCGGGCGCCACTGAGCCGCCCACTGGGTTTTCCAGCACCGACCATCAGCACCAACAATCACCGAGTCGTCATCGTCCGTGCTGGTGCTGTCGAGTGGGTCGAACAGGTAAGTAGCGATTACACCGCCGGTGCTGATCGATACGCTGTCAGCGCTGCCTGTATAGGCGCGAAGGACGGCCTTCGACGCAAGCTTTCGCACCGATTGCGCCGCTACGGTAGAGTCGTCCCAGCCAACCTCCGCTGCACCCTTGGCAGGGTCGGAGGCGTTGGCCAGGTCCGCTATGTTGGCTTTGGCATCGAGAGCGGGCTGTATCCCTGCAACCGATGCGGCTGCCGCTTCAGCGCTCGACTCGGCCGCCTCTGCCGAATCAGCTGCATCCAGCCTGTCCTGGTTGGTTTGCAGAGCGGCCGCCTGGCTGCCTTGAAGGTAACCCAAGCCAGTGATGGCGAAACCTTCCGAGGCGTCACGCGCCGCAACAGCCTCGTCCCTTACCTCTGAAATGTCCTCCAGGCTGTCGCTGATCGACCAGCCGGACGACCTGTAGATGTATTCGGCCTGGTTGACCGTGTTTACATAGCGGTCACCGAACTGCAAGGGCGAGCCATCGTCGCGCACAAGCGGAGAGGTAGCGGCCGGCGCCAGGAATCGAGCGGTTCGAGCCGCGGCCTGCTGCGCGTTCTCGGCTGAAATCTGCTCAGAAAGCCCGGCCTCGACCTGGCTTTGAGCGGCCGCAGTCGCGCTGGCAGTCGCCGAGTCCTTACTGGCTTGGGCGGACACCGCAGAGAGTGCCGCGGCATCCTTGGCGTCTACCGCCACTGCGGAGGCTGAAAGGGTCTCGTCGTGCGCCTGCTCTACCTCGGCCGCGCTGGCCAAAACCTGAGCGGTCTGCGTGCTGACGGTGGCCGCCTGGGTCGCGACCTGACTGGCGTTATCGTCAACCTGGGCCGCCAAGGTGGCGACCTCAGCCCGATCGGCAGCCGTTGCGTCCCTGGCGCTTTGAATCTGCCCGAGCATTTCTACGGCGGCGTCAATCTGCGGGCCGGTATGGGCACTGTTATAAGCCATGTGTCTTTTCTCCAGGCACAAAAAAGCCGCCCTTATGGGTGGCCCTGGTTAAATAGGTTTTTTCAGGACGCGGTGAGGATCAGGTTTCGCTCGGCGCCAGAAAGCGCGTCGACGTAGATGTCCGAAACCTCATGGGGGTAATCGATATTCGCTGAGTAAACCTGCATTGCCGGTGCCAGAGAGCGCTCAACACGCGACGTTGGTATCGCGCCGGTCATATGCACGGCCCAGCCGCTTGTGGTCCTTGGCGTGATGCCAATGCACAGCAAGAGCTCATTCTGTAGCCGCGAGGTGACGTCAATGGGTGCCCCTGGGGCTGTATGAGACTCAAGCTTGACGCTTGACCAGCCGGACGCCCGGAATGCTAAAACCGAAACAAACAATGAGTTCGACCTTTCCCTCGTCCACTTTGGCGGAGAAAGCCCCGGTGCATACCTTGCGGTGCAGACGTAATCCTGAGTTCCCTGCGCCCAGTGCTGCCAACCTGAAGCGGCCATAACGGTCTTGATCGACTCGCCAAGCGGCGACATGACCGCGACGACCAGGTCGCCCGCCTGTATGCCGCTGGGGAATGCCACTTCCGCTGGTGCTGATCCGCCCGCCAGCAGATTCGTCGCACCAACGAACTCCCAGCTGGACCATGGGCCGGGCAAGATGCCCCCCATCAATGCGGCCTCCATCATGAGCGCGCCCCTACCGATCCAACCCAGCCCGTCCCTACCCATATCAGGATCACGGTCGTCCAGGCGGCACCCTGCACAGGCACTTGGCTGTTGTTCCAAAGAATCCCACCCGGCCAAGTTACTTGGACAGCCCCAGTGATATGCACCACAACGGTCATTGCTCGACCAGCAGCCGGCGGATTAACAAAGGAAAGTGTCCGCGCAACGCTAGCGTCGACTTGGAAGACCTGACCGGCCGCCAGATCCAGCACCGACGTGGCCGGGTTCACGTCCAGGTCATAGCGTCGCAGGCTGCCGGTGTATTCCACGCCAGTGTCGTCTGGCCTTGCCACCAGCGGAAACCCTCCCCTCCCCGCTACGGCCGGCAAGCCAGCAGAGGATTGGGCCGCGGCTGCAGCAGCCTGCGCAGTGTCGCGCGAGGCCTTACTGATCTCGGCCTGGGCCCTTGCGTTATCGGCTTGGGTAGCGGCAGTTTGTGCGCTTTGAGCAGCAGCATTGGCTTTCTGGGTTGCCGCGGTGACTTGGGTCGCGCCATTTGTGGTGGCCAGGGCAGCGCTCTCAGCGGCATCCTCGGCGCGCTGATCGATATAGGCCGCAAGCTGATTGACCTGATCGCCGAATGGCGGCAGGGCCTGCATAAAGTTGTCCGCCAGCGTGGCAAACGTACCGGCCGCGTTCTGCCGGCTGGGCGCCTTTGGCAGTGGCGTGATGGTTGGCGTCGTCATTAAACAAGTCCTTCAACAGAAATTGAGCAGTCCGACACCGTCGGGCTACTGATCACCAGGTTAAATTCCCGGTAATAGCCATAGAGAATGGTCGACTGATACCCGGCCTCGCCGATCCAGACGATCGGCTTTGCGCGATGCTTGGCGAGCGTGCGCTGAATCGCGCCCAATCTCGCCGTCTCGATCACCACGTCGAACTCGGCGCGCTTGGAATAGCCGCGCTCGATGACGGTTAGGTTGCCGAAGTCATCAACCTCTTTGCGGCTGTAATCTATGATTCCCACAGATGAGCCATACAGCGCCTTTCCAATCTCGGCCATCTTCCCCAGAATCAGCGCGCCGGCCTTGGCCACGCCGCCCGGCTTGGAAATGACGATCTCGATAGAGCCGTAATTTCCAACCGGGATATCCAGCATCACAAAGTCCTCATTCAGCTCGACAGGACTGAAGAAGTAGTCATACCAGTCCGTGATCCCATCGGTTGACACTGGCGAGGCCTGCGACTCGTACACGATGCCCTGATAGGGGTCGGTCACCCGCACCAGGATCGAGGCCGCATCGATGCCGAAGAACGCCAGCGCGTCAGCCGCCCTGCCCGGCGCGACCGTCACCGAAATGCTTTCGGGGTTTGTAGTGACTGTGCCGACTTTGTCGTCGAACATCTTCCAGCGGTTGGTTGGGCCCAGATCCAGCCAGGTCGGCGGGTCGGTAGGGACTGCCTCGGGGCTCACATTGGTGTTGGCGACAAGCGCTTCATAGTTTCGGCTATTCAGCATCACCCGGCCGCCGACAACGTAGGCCGTGGTAGAGGACCAGACTGCATAGTCGGTTTCTGGAACGTTGGTAACGAGTGACGCAACCTGGAACGCCTGCCCCACTTGAACAATCAGGGGCTCAGCATCCGGCTCAACCAACAAGGCCCCCATGGGGCCAAGGGCTGACATGCTGGGCGTGATCTCTATCGGCTCAATAATCCTCACGCGAACAACTCCTGTTCCAGTTTCTGAGGCAGCAGGTCGGTGTTTTTCGCTGCTTTCATGGTGTTTTTTGCAATCGCAAACAGCGCCGACTTGAGCTCAGCCCGGAGCTGGCGAACCTCGTTTGCCGCTTCCTGGCCATTGCCACCCTTGAGCATGGCGGCCGTCTGGTTGGCGTTGTAGATCCGGCTCGGGCCTGTAACCTCCAGTTCCGGGCCGTTCTCGCCGACCAGGCGCAGGCCGCCGCCGAAGTTGCCGCCGGCAGCGAAGCCCGGTACACCGGCCGCCTTTTTCTGCTGGTACTCGTCCGATCCTGTAAATCCGGCCAAAAGCTGCTCATAGGTCACCGCGCCCGATTGCAGCAAGGCGACCCAGCGGGCTTTTCCTTCCGCCTCAGATTTTCGACCCAGCACCGAGTTATAAAGCGACTCGACCAGGGTTTCATTGTTGGTCGAGGTGGCGCCCGTTGCTGTGCCAGAGATAGCCGACAGCGCCGCCACAACCGAGGCATTCATCGCCGAGATTGCTGCCGACACGCTAATGACCGATGAGTCGATTCCGTTCAGTGCATCCATCTGCGCCTGGGCGAACGCCAGTTGCTGATCGAATTTCGCCATTTGATCGTCATACGACTTTTCAGCCTGATCCAGCTGCGCTTGCAGGGTTTTCACTGTCTGCTCGGCAGTGGTCAATTGCTTGCCATTCAGCGCTTCAAGCTCGGCAATCTCGTTGGCGGTGCGCCCCTGGTCGCGGTGAAAGTCCAGCATCGAGCCATAGGCGTCGGTGTTGTTGCTGTCGAGCACGTCGAGTGCATCACTGAGCCCAGTGAAGCCTGCCAGCGATCCGCCCGAACGTGCCTTTTCCAAGGCGCCACGCAACGTGGCCTGAGCCTGGCTGCGCAGCGCCTTGACTGCCTCGTCAGAGTCGCCCCGCAGCCGCTTCAGCGCTTCGCCAAGGTCATTGCTGACTCCGGTCAGGTCGCTGACTTTGCTGCCTGCCGTGCTGAGCATGTTGTTGAGGGATGTCACGCGATCGTTGTAAGCCGCGGTGACCGCCTTCTGCTCGGCGGCAACGGCACGCTGCACCGCGCCATTTGCGGCAGTAACTGCCCCCATCAGCGAATCGACAATAGCCTTGGCAGCATCTGCAGCAGCCTGCTGGGCCTCTGCTGCGCGCTGCTCCAAGATCGAATAGGCCGCTGCCGCGTTCTGGCTCAGCCCTGTGAGCGTAAGGAGCATCGCCCGACCAGCTTCTGTCTGCCCGTCGATCCCTTCGACCATGTCCCGGAATCCCTGGCGAGTGCCAGGGAGTGCCAGATTCAGCGCTGCGAACTGCTGATTGATCGCCGCCAGTGTGTTGTCGGCCTTCTCCGAGTCGGTGTAGAAGTTGGCGTAGTAGTTCTGCGCAAACTCCGCCGCCTGCTGAGCGGCTGCCTGCTGGGCTGCCTGAGCTTCCGCCGCACGCTGCTCAAGGATCGAGTAGGACGCCGCTGCGTTGCCGGCCAGGCCAGTCAGCGTGATGAACATGGACCGGCCGGCCTCGGTGGTCACGTCCAGCGCTTCGATCATGTCCCGGTAGCCCTTGCGGGTTTCCGGCAGCGCAATATTCAGATCGGCAAACTGCTTGTTGACAGCCTCCAGGGTGTCGTCAGCCTTCTCGGTTTCGCTGAAGAAGTTGGTGTAGTAGGTGTTGACTCGAGCTGACAGCGCATCGAATCCGCCAGCCATGGCCGACAACTGCTCAGCCATCTTGCCGCCAGTCACCGACACATCGAACAGACCGACGTTCAGGTTGGTCATGACCGAGTTGACGCTTTCGAGGTTCTGCACGAACGCCGTCAGCGCCTCGACGTTGTAGCCATCCAGGCCTGACCCTGTTGCCGAATTGATCGCCGAGGCCATCGAGTCAGCGGTGCTGCTGAACCACTTGGTCACCTCCTCTTGGATCTGCTCGGCAGTCTTGTCCTTGGTGCTGATCTTTGTCGCGGCGACGTTCAGGCCGTCGAGCACGCCGTCGTTCAGGTTTACGTTGAGGCGATCGAACAGGCCAAGCACAGCCCCTTCGGTGGCGTCATAGGTCGCATCCAGCGATGCCTGCATTTCAGGATCGAGCGCAGACAGGCGGGTGCGCTTCTTGTTGCTGGAGAACAGCCCGCCTTTTTTCTTCTGGTACTCGAACTGCTTGGCACTGAGATCACCATCCTCAACGCCGAGCTGGATGCCCTGGTCCTTGGTCTGCCATTTTCCGCCAAACAGTGAGCCGCCCAGGTATCCGCCGATGGCCGCACCAATGGCCGCGCCTATGCCTGGAATCGGTATCAGGATCTGACCGGCTACAGCACCGGCTGCAGCGCCGACCCCGCCAGCTACAGCACCCTTGACGCCGCTTTGACCGTAACCGTACAGCGCACCGCCGAGCCCGTAACCGGCGGCACCCAGACCGCTCAGGCCTGAGCCCGCTATGCCGTTAACGCTGCCGCCAGCCCCGGCCGAGAAGTTCGACACGTTGGCATATCCAGCCGCGGTGGAACCGCTGCCACTGCTGAACATGCCGCCGACTGCGCTGCTGCCGTAGTCGTAAACACCGCTCAGGCCGCCTGCCTGATAGGCGCCATAGAGATTGCTGCCGGTACCACTCAGGAACTTGTAGGCCGACGCTCCGTAGTTGGCAACGTCCGCAAGGCCAATACCGCCCGAACCAGCAGAGCCAGCGGAGCCGCCAAGAGCGCTTGCTGCTGCGCCGGCACTGCCGGTAAGGCCAAGCGTCCCCAGAATGATCGGCATCACCTGGGACTTGACGGCAATCCTTGCGATCTCGGCAATGATTGTGTTCGCGAAATCCTTGAACGATGCCTTGCCAGTCGTGATAAAGCTGACCAGCACGTCCTCGAGGCCGGTGAAGGCCTTGGTGAACGCCGAGTTGACTTGCCCTGCAACGTTCTTGACTTGCTCCAGATACGTCTCATAGGCCGATGTGGCGCCGTTGAGCCAGTTGGTCTGCTCTGCTTCGACGGCGCTGTAGTAATCCTTCTGCATGGCCAGGCGCTGAGCCAAGGCCTGCCGAACAGCCGCCGTTTCCTGCTTGTAGACGCTGTCGTCGATCTGGTTTTTGTTTTTCTGAGCCAGCAGTCTGTCCAGCTTGTCCTGGTACTCCTGCTGGATCTTGATATCTTCCTGCAGGCGACGACGGGCCTCGTCGCCCATGCCGACGCCGGCAACCGACAGCTCCAGTTGCTTCTTGGTCGTCGAAAGCTGATCGTTAAGCGCGTCAACGTAGGACTGCACCGCTGCCTCTTGCTTCTTGAGGCGGCCCGTTTCATTGGTGGACAGGATGTTGAGCTTGGTGTCTGCGTCCTGCTCGGCCTTGACCATATTGGCCCGGGCGTCTGCGATCTTCTGGTCAATCGCGATTCGCTGATCGGATGAAGTGCTTTTTCTGCCCTTGATCGATTCGAGCGCATCGATTTCAGCCTGATACGCCGCCGTGATTCTCCCTTTGTCCTTCTCGACCAGGGCCGCGCTCTGCTCGCTGTATTCCTTCTGCGTGATCAGGCCGTTCTTTTGCGCCGCATCCAGGATCCGCTGGGAATTCTGGTATTCGTCGGTGATCAGCTTCAGCTTGTTCTGGGCGTCGTTGAACGCGGTGAGATCGACTGCGGAGTTTGGCAACTTCGCAGCCTTGGCCTGGTCATCGGCAATCTGCTTTCTCAGTGCTGCCGCGGCCTTCTCATACTTGGCCTGCTCGTCAGAACTCCAAGAGTCATTGGTGATGTTCTTCGTTCGCGCCTTATCCAGAGCCGAAAGGCGATCATTCAGCTTCTCGACATTGGTGGCGGCCGCGCCGGCTTCTTTGTTGATCAGCTCGATGTCGGCGATGGCGTCTTTCTGGTTTTGCCCTCGAAGCCCTTCAGTTGCTTCATTCAGTGCGTTGTTTTGCAAGGCGATCTTGAGGCGGGCGATCTCTTTTGTGTCCGCCTCATAGCGGAACGGGTCTTCCTTCGCAGCATCGCGACCGCCAGCGGTCATCTGGGCTAGTCGGGCCTCAGCGTCTGCAAGTTGCTCGCTCATGCTGCGTTCACGGCCCACGCTGGCCAGCCCGCTCAGCGCTTCGCTGGTTGCAGACTTGATCCCGTTCCAGCCCCGCTGCCAAAGGTTCAGGTTCTCGACCACCTGCTTGGATCGGTTCTGAACGGTGTCTGCGTAGGTGTCCGTCAGCAGCTTGACCGCTTCCTGTTCGCGGCCCTGCTCCTTGAGAGAGGCGATTTGCGCGTAGACGGAAGCCGTCAGAAATCCGTATTGGTCGTTCAGCTCCTTGGCAGCTGCAACCGGGTCTTTGCCGATCTTGACGAACTCGGCGACCGTTTCGGCAACAGCCCGGCCGGTTGACTCCTGCATCTGCAGGGCCGCCGTAGCGACCGCCTCAAAGCTGCTGCTGGCAAGCTTTCCGCTGCCGGCCATCTGAGCCAGTACGTCGGCTGCTTTGCTAGTGGTTCCGACGGTTTCGCCGATTTTGCCGGCCATGGCCGACAGGCTATCAGCCGAGGTGCCGGCCGCATTGCCGGTCAGGATCAGTGCCTCCCTGTAGCGCGCAGACTCTTCGGCGCCATTGTAGTAGGCAAACCCAAGGCCAGCGGCTGCGGCCGCCGCCAGGGTGAATGGGTTGATCAGTCCTGCGACATAGCCACCCAGCGCCTTGGCTGCCGGCCCGACGCCACCAAACATGTCCTTCAGCTGGCCGCCTTGCTGCAGGAGCACGGTCAGCGGGGCTTGACCGGCCTGAATGCTGGTCACAATGTCAGTGAACTGCGCCGGCACACCGCGCAAGGCTGCCGCCGTCTGCTTGGCGGAAACGCCCAGCTTTTCGGTTTGCCTGGTCAATCCTTCAGTGGATTTCTCGGTGGTCTTGGTCTGAGCCCCCAAGCCCTGCATGGACTCCTCAGCCTTATCAGCAGACTGGGCCAGCGACAAGGTGGCCTTTTCGGCCTTGCCGCCAGACAGGGCCAGCTTGTCGAGGTCGTCTGCCGCCTGCGTGGCCTCGTCCGAGTTAATGCGTATGCCAAGCTCGGCAATCGAGGTCATATGAGTCTCCAGGCAATAAAAAACCCGCCGATGCGGGCCCTGTGTTCTGAATTAATCGCCGCGATTCGCCTGCATCACCTCAAGCGCCGCTGCTTCCATTGTGCGGATATCCTCGAAGGTGCTTTTGTGCTCGGCCTTTGGGATGCCCTGTAGCCGCATGACCGGCTCAAGTGCCACGTAGTCGAGGCCGGTTGCACCGGACATGCCCGTGCGCCACTGGGTCTGCATCGCTGCAAAGCACTCAAAGGACGCCCAGCAGTCCGGCCAGACGCCAACCTCAACCTCGAAGTCATCGGCATCGAAGCCGAACGCCGCCATTTCATCCTCAGCCGCTGCGCCCTGGTACAGAGCGCGAGCCGAGGCAATCAGTTTTTTTGGCGAGCCTGGTTCAGTTCGGCGAGGTAGGCGTCCAGGATCACGCGAGGGGCGCCGGCGAAGTTCTGGCACAGCAGCTCCAGAGATTCGCGGCAGTACGGCTCGTCAATGTTCCAGCCGGCCAGCACGTCGTCGAGCAGGTCAACGTCTGCGCGCTTGGCGAGGCCCTTGGCCCAATCGGCAAGCTGGTCACGGGTGCGGTGCTTGAATTCGAACTCCAACTTGACGGTGTCGCCGCCGTGGAGTGGCATCTGGATTTCGGACTTGAAGGTCGGTTTTACTTCCAGCTTGAACTTGGCCATGTCGGCTCCTTATGGGGTAGAAAAAATAAGGCGAGGGACCGTCTCCCCCGCCTTGACCGCTATTTAGGCGGCGTAACGGGTTGGGCGGGAGAGCAGGGAGAACGACGAACTCACGGTGTCGACCTGGCCCTTGTTCTTGGTTGGCGTCTCGTTCAGGGACACGTAGCCGTAGTAGTAAATCTTCGAGCCGTTCTTGTTTTGCAGCAGCAGCGGGCGAATGGCGCGGGCGTCGGCGGCCTTCTTCAGGGCCTGATAACCAGCCAGAGTCGGGTCGTCGCCGATTTCCATGGACAGGCTCTGCGCCGAGTACATGGTCGGGATCTGGATTTCGAAGTCGGACTCGAGCGGCGACACGGTGGCGAACTGCTGATCACCACCGGAAGTGCTGATGCCGATCACCTGAGTGATCTGGGTGAAGGTCAGCGTTTTGACTGCGCTGCCCGCCGAGGTGCCGATCGGGAAGGCGCTGGTGTCGCTGGTGTCCAGGCCTTCCAGCTCGAAGGTGCCTGACGCCGGATTGGCTACGCGGAAAACGCGCTCGTTGATGCGCTGCCAGCCGCTCTTGATGGTGATGATGTCGCCGGCAGCGAAACCGTGCGCAGCAGCAGTCACAACTGCGGTGGCCGCGTTGCTGATCGCGGTGATGGAGACTGCGGTGCCGAAGGTGGCGCCCAGGTGAATGGTGGTGCCGTCAGGGATCGAGAAAGCTATGGTAGTTCCTTTGCGGCCGCATGGGCCGACGCTGGGTTGCGCCCGAACGGGCAATAAAAAACCCGCTCAATGGCGGGTTGTGGTTTTGCGGTGCGGGTGGATTAGTTGGTGTCGGCCCGGTACTGGAAGGACGCAGGCACTGTCCAGTTGCTGCCGTCCGGGATGCCCGGGCCTTGCTCAACTGGCGTCATCGTCACGACGGTCAGGCCTGCCTTGCTGTATCGATCGAACAGCGGGAACAAGGCAGCCAGTTCGTCGACGATGCCCTCGGACTTGCCGGTGCCGGCGCCCGCAGGGCCTATCACACTGACCTGAAACACGCCGGTGTATGCCTTATGGTCTCCTCCAAGGGACTCGCTAGTGGTGCCGGCGGGCAGCACGAATGACTCCAGGTAGGTTTCTCCGGCAGCCTGAGTGAAGGTCACGCCTTGGTAGGCAATACGCAGCGCAGGCACTCTGGCGGTAGCCCAAGCCGCAAGCCGGGCCTCGTAAATCTGGCGGATGATCTTGTGGCTCATTCGCCCTCCACCGTCACAATGGCGGGCGACCGATCAGGCTCGCGCAAATAGGAATGCTCGCCGCACTTCTGGCACTTATGCAGGAATTGCGGCGGGTCGCTGAGCAGCATCGTCGAGCCGGGAATACCCTTAAGGCGGCCTCCGCAATTGCAAAGCGCGTAACGCAAGAAGGTCTTTACCGGGATGTCTTCGTATTTCATACCTGATTGTTCCTGACTGCCTCGTTGACGATCTGCTGGAAGCGGGCCAAGGTCACGCGGACCATGCCCTGCGGCGCTTGCGTCGAGTGGCCGTACTCCAGCGGGATGGCGTAGGGCAGGTTGTTCACGATGTAGGCCGTCTGGCCTGCCGTCAGCGTTGCCACCTGAGACCTCAGCGCTTCAAGAGTCGCGGCGCCGCTCGGGTCGATCCGGTCCAGCTCGCCCGCGGCAGGAGCGCCGATGGTGAACTGCCAGTTGCCCCGGAAGCGGCCGCCGACGTAGCCCTTGCCAGACACAAGCCCGTTGACATTGAAGTTCTGGTCGCGCTCGGTCTTGGTCAGTGGCTTGGCGTACTTGACGCCTTTTTTCAGGTTGCCCGACTTGGTGAAATTGCTTTCGGCCAGGTTGGTGACCGTGTTACGCAGCTTCACGTTGTAGTCGTAGGCGTCCGCAGCAGCGGTGTTCTTCGCTCGGTGCGCGACGTTTTCAGCCCATAGCTCAGGGTTGCCGACTGGCGATATCTTGATGAGGCTGCTGCCAATCTCGATCACGATCTCGCGCAGACTGGCATCGATCGCACCCTGGGCGTGCTCGGCGAACTGAGCCAACTGAAGAGCGAAGCTGCCGGACTGCCCGCCGTACCTGGTCTGCATGTGATTGGCCATTACGCGCGCACCTGCAATTCGTACAGCAGCGGAGTGCCGGCCGGGTTGATCTCTTTCAGCGGCGGCACGATGGTGTAGGTCTTGCCGTCGGCGATCACCTTGCTCAGCAGCGAAGGGGCCGATGTCAGGCCCTTGGCTGCGAGCTTGAGCTTCTTGTCGCCCTGCTTGATGAGGCTGTTGTTCTGGAATTCTTGCCCGGTGAAGTCGAGCAGGATGCCCTGAGCGGTTTGCTCGGAGACTGTGCCAGGACCGGCGGTGCCAGTATCAGGGTCGTACTCGCCGGCGATGGTCGCCCGGATGATCACGGGCTGGCCGAACTCTGTAATCATCTCCAGAGCCATCACGGCCATTTCGTCGTAGAAGGCCATGAGGCAATATCTCCGATATGCTTTATCAACAAACCACAGGGATGAATTCACGCGATGTCTAATGCGAAGCCTTTCTTCGGTAAGACCACGACCAACACTAACGAAGCCTTTCCAGATGTCACCTCACTTTCCTTGAAGGTCACTCAAGACACGTCTGGCTGGTACTGCGAACGAGAGGGAGCGAATATCCATCATATGACGCTGAGAAGCCTTTCCCGGACGGTTGGCTGCCTCAACAAGAGGTGTCGCCAAGGCGGGCTGGATCTGCAGAACATCATCAGGTTCTACGAATCCGGAAAATTTGACTTCTGGTGCAACGGCCATGAAGGCAGCCCTTCAGGCCGAAACAAGGGGGATCCGTGCGGAAACCTATTCATTGTCGAGCTGGAAATAACCCGCAAATGACGCTAGGCGCGAACAGCAAACAGACCTCTCCGCTGTAGGTAGTCGGCGAACTGCGTGGCGCTAGGCCGATCCGGCGCCGCGGGCAACAGTCGGGCGCTAGTGTTGGAGATCGTCGCGTATTCGCGAGTCACTGCCCCTTCGACACGCTCCAGCGTCACCGCGCCTTTGCGCTTTTCGATTGGGTCGATATCGTCCTGATGAATCTCGGAGGCCAAGGCCATCTGCCCGTACTGGATCCGCGCCGGCAGATAGTTGTCGGGCTTGATCTCGAAATCCAGCTCAACACCGCGACGCGGCCAGGACAGGGCCTGCTCGTTGTTGGACTTGCGCCCTTTCCACTTCATGCCATCCATCGCCAAGGCGGCCCGGCGCAGCAACGCCTCCTGCGCAGACACTTCCGTAGGGATGGTCACGCCGAACTTGCCGGCGTACATGACCAAGTCGTCTGCGCTTGAATAGCTTTCGGCGTTAGGCTTTCCGGTGCCGTCCTCGATGATGAGTGCCATGGATCAACTCTACATTGGTTTAAAGGTTGGCCACCGGGTTACCGGTAGCCAGCAGTATCACGCCTTGGACAGATCAGCGACGAGCTTTTCCAAGGATTCTTTCGAGGCGTTGGCCCGGTAAGTCACGCCGGCAGCATCGAGTTTAGCCTTCAGGGCTTCGACTTCCACGCCCTCGCCCAGCTCGGCAAGCTCGTTACGCAGCCTATCGTTTTCCGCTGCGAGATCATCGCGCGCGCGCGCCAGCTCCGCCATCTGCACGCGTATGCCATCGAGCGCATGAAACAGGCGGATTGCAAGTTCGCCGGCTTCCGGCTTTTGAATTTCGCCAGCATCCAGCCCGTCGATCACGGCACGTACCGTATCGCTTTCGATGCGCATTTTGCCGATCCGTGCTTGCAGTTCAGCCTGGATATCGCCAGCGCCAACGACCAGCACCTGGCGCGGCTCCACTTCTATCGACGTCACTTCGACACCGACATGCTCGTAGGCTTCAACGACCTTCGGCCATTCGCCAAGGACGACAACACCTGTCACGCCAGCCTCTGGTCGGTTGAAGTGCTCCGGGTTGCGATAGCGCTTGTCTGGGTCAAAGCCGGAGCTTTGAGTGGAATAAATGAGTTCCATGGAAATCTCCGTAGCGGCCACTTCTGGCCGCTGTCTGGGCGAGCTTAAGGCGTGGTCGTGAGGGTGATCATCACGCCGGCGGTGACCTTGTTGCTGTCGGAGTGCTTGACCCAGTTGGCCGCCGAACCTACGGCTGCCAGGGTCGGGTTTGCGCCGCCGACGGCGTCCTTCCAGCTGTAACCCAACACGTCGATGTTGACGGTCCCCTCGGCGCGGTAGCCGATACCGAGGTTTTCCTCGTCGTCTACGTTATAGGAGCGGAAGCCCGGGGCCTGGGACTCGGTGATTACCACAGCATTCGGCAGCAGGCCGAAGATCACGTCCGCCGGAGCGGTGTCGGTCACCAGTACCGGCTTGCCGAGGGTGCCCGGCAAGCCGCCGTAGATCACGACGCCAGCTTCTTCGTAGACCTTGCTGGCAATCGCCTCGTCGACGATGTCGAAGTAAGCGCTGGAGTGCATTACCCACAGCGCAATGCGGCCGAACTTATCACCGAACTTGCGCATGCCGCGAGTCAGGGTCTTCTTGCCGTCGGTTTCGATATTGGCGCTGACCACCATGCCGGCGTTGGAGCTGATAGCGGCACGCAGTGCGGCGGTGGCGTACTGGATGAAGCCTTCCAGGGTGGCGTCGGCCACATCGGCGCCGATGATCTGGGAGAACTCATCTACCGGGCGACCGCGGCGCTTGAACGCCTCTTCGGTAGTTTGGTATGGGCCGTATTTCCACGGAGCTTTGACACCTACCGCTTCGCCGGCACCGATCTTTTTGGCGGTTACCTTGCCGATGGAGTTGACGTCGCGGTGCTCCAGCGAGCCACCGATTTTGTAGAACGAACGCTTGCGGAAGTCACCTTCGATCAGTTCGTTGTCGAGAACGATCGCGCCGTTGGACGATGCGTTGAACACATCGAGGTTGTCCTGGACGCGCTCCAGGTATGCGGTTTGCGCCTCATCGTTGTAGATGATCAGGTCGCTGTTTACGGTTGTAGCCATGGGTGAGTCCCCTTACTTGGGCAATGCGAGGTATGCAGTTTGGCCGTGCTTGCGCTGGAAATCGCGCTTTTGCTCGGAGGTCATTTCGGAGCGTTTGAATGCAGCCTGGCCGCCACCCCCGCCCGGGGCTTGTGTCCCTGAAGCCCTTGGCCACAGGTGAGGTGCGCTTTCGCGCAGTGATTCCGCCCACTCGAGCGGAGTCAGTGGGGTTTTGCCGTCTTTGCCGAGGATGGTCTGGCCAGACTCATCGACCGCGACCGCTTCGCCCTCTTCATTCAGTGAGAAAACACCCTTGGCGCGCAGGATGATGTCGTCAGTTGCTTCCGGCAGAGCGCCGGCTTTCAGTGCTGCACCGCGCACCGAGTCGCCCAGGACTTTGCCCTGGAACTTGGCGGCGAAGGCTTCAGCCTTCTCGGCTCGCGCGGTGATGGTCTTCAGTTGCTTTTCGGTGTCCGCGCGCAAACGTTCCGTTCGGCGGTTGAAGACCTCGTCCACCTTGCCCTCTGTCAGCAGCTTGGTTTCTTCGTCTTGGCCGGCCCGACTGAGCAGGCCTTTGACGGCGTCGATGTCGATGCCTTCAAACTGGGTTTCGAACTGGGTCAGCTTGCCGGTGGCGTCTTTCAGCTTGCCCAGCAGTTCAGTGTTCTTGGTTTTCAGGCCCGAGACGGATGCTTCAACAGCAGTCGCGATAGCGGCCTTGATTGCCGGGTTTTCCAGGTCGACTTCGTTTTCTTCTGCCACGGTTATGCACCCCTTGGGTTTGTTCGCCCGCTTTGCAGGCAATAAAAAACCCGCAAGCGCGGGTTTGTTTGAACGCCTGAATTAACCAGGCAAGAATCGGTAAGTGAAAGGTGCCAGACGCTCTATGCGCACGAGATCCCCTTCTTTCAACATGTACTTATCCAAGAAGGCAGTCACAAAGCGGGATTTTCTCTGTTGGAATATTTTTTTGTCGGAAACAATAAAGTCCTCAACGGTTTCTATGTCGCCGTATATCACATACGCCTTTTGAATTGAGGGCTCCGCTTTCTTCGTCCCCCCTACAATGCTTGCCTCGAACCAATCAAAAATGTCCGACAACAAAATGTAGTTACGCTTAGCGTTGGTTTGAAGCCTGATAACCCTGAAGCTCATGACGATAACCCTTGAAATGGATCAGCTATGGTTTCAAGTGGGGATAGGCAATTCAATACTTTTAAATTCTCGAAAAAACAAAGAGTTGCTTCAAATTCTCGCTTTTTCGAAAGCCAACGGCTCAAGCTTTTTCATCTGCGCTAGATTCAGCGGCGCGAAATTCCGATCAAGTTGCAACTCAGCGAAGCGCTCGACGGTCAATCCACCCTCGCGGAACAGCTTGGCCCGGACCGGACCAATGGCCACTTCCTGGAACGACGCCGGTTGCTGCTGAAGCCAGTGGTAGTAATCAAGGCTCGCGCTGACCTGGCCAGCTCCATCCGCCCCGATCGAAGCCCGCGTAGCGCCTTTGGCAAACATCTCGCTGAGCTTGGTCAGCAGAATGAACGTGGTGCGGCAGTTCGGATGAAACGGCGGGCGCGGCCCGGAATCGACCGGGAACCGTCGTTTATCCATCGATCGGCATTGCTGACTGGTTTTACTGTCCAGCGTGGCGACCATTTCGATTTCGGAAACGATATCTAAGTTGGCCTTGGCCACTTCCATGCGAGCCTGTGACGACACATGCTGAATCGCGGTGTGCACGACCGTGCTGGCATTGCGATTGGTCGTTGCCAGGAGGCCGTCCTTATACCCCGCCGCCTTGGTGCCGCGGATGTTGCGGATGATCTGGAAGTTCGTTTGACCTTCGAAGAAGCCCTGCCGGATCGTGCCGGTGACGCGCTCGCGCTCGTTACTGGTCCAGCCCTTGATGAACGACTTCAGCAGCTTGCCGCCGCCGGTGCCGCGTACGCTGAGAGGATTGGTCAGCACTGCGGTACGGATGGCCGCTGCCGTTGGCGCTACCACATCCAACGAGACACCAACCGGCGCAGACCGGGCCAGACTCGACGCCTCGAACTCGGCCTCATAGTTGGCGATGTCAATCAGGTCGAGGTTCAGTTGCGCACTGTAGCGGTCGAAGATGCCCAGCAGCAGGCTGTCGACCTCTTTCAGCAGCGCCTCCAGCCGCTTGGTGTTGTACTCGGTCAGATCCGACTGAGTGAGCCTGTCGCGAATCGAGCGGTCTATCTCCTTCAGTATGGGCGCGAACTTTCCGACTTCACCTGCCTTCAGTTTTTCGAGAAAGACCGCGTGCCGAATCGTGGCGTCAAGGATTGCTTGGTTTGCCGTCATCTACTTTGTCCTCGTCATCCAGACCCAAGCCGTCGTCCTGCTCTGCCAGCTCGCCATCGATCTGATTGTCAGTGCGCTCCGGCGCGATCAGGCCCAGTTTTCGCAGATAGGCACGCAAATCCGCTTTGGCGAATCCGCCGTTCTGCCAGAGGCCGACAAGAGCGGTGATCATTTGCGGATCAGCCGTCAGCTCGACAAACTCTTGATTGACCAGGTACGCGACCTTGTCGGAAATACCCATGTACTGGCCGCACCACATGATCGCGCGCGTATAGGCTTCGCTGACGTTTGCCACGCAGCCGGCCAGCACTGATGTCGATGCAGACTGATCGCCACGAGACTCAGTAGCCGTCTTGGCAGCCAGTGACGCAACAACCATTCGAGCGCCCAGCTCGATCATCATCTGGTTCTTGTCGTTCATCGCCTCCCTGACAAGTGTGTTCGGCAGCGGCTGCGCGTAGCCAAATTGGCCGCCAGAGGGCAACATCATCGGAGCTCGGGAACCAACGTAAACGCCGTTCTTCTCCATCCAGTCGCGCCATTGTTCGTCCAGGCCAGAGATCCACGGCTGGGCCTGGCCACACCAGAAGACACTGTCTTCGTAGTCGGCGCTGTTGCGGTAATGTCCCAAGTTAATCATCGCGATGTCGTACAGCGGCGACTCGTCAATTGTCGGATCGTTGTTCTGTGCGCCGATGAAGGTGAACGGGATTTCCTTGAGGCGCCCGGTAATGCCTTCCGGCGTGAACGTCTCGGTGACCTCAAGCGGACCGCCACCTCTCGGGCCAGATCGGCGCCAGACTCGGCAAACAAACCCGTCTGGCTCAAGTGCAAGCTCGCGGAACTGCTCTACCACCTTGAAGCCAAAACCATCCTCAACCTCTGGCATCTCCCGCAACACAACCAGCGTCAGCACGTTATGACCATTCACCATGCCGGTGCGCCAGTTGATGATGTCCTCGGCGCAGTACGACAGGATCACCGAGTGGCCACCAGCACCATCATCTTGGTGGTAGTCGACGTAAAGACCGTGACGCCCAGCCTCAAGCACCTTCTCAAGCGTGCCCTGGGAGTGCTGGTAAATGCTCACCCCGGAGCCGTTGGCGTTGTCCTGAAGATATTCAAGCTTCTTCGGCACAGTGAGCGTCGGGTCTTTGTGAAAGGCCAGGCCCAGCAGACCGTTGCGAGTGTGGCCCGTGGCGTTCTTGAACACCGCGCGCTCGCGGTATGCCTTGTTGCGATCTTTGTTCTCTGGCGACTCGTCGTGTGCATTGATGTAGGGCAATCGGGAGACAACCCGATGTTGACCGGCGCAGACGTCGCGGACGGTCGCCCAACGGTCCAGCACTTCGATGTAGTCCGCCCGCTTGAAGGAGACGTCGTTGCTCATCGGGCGAATCCCATTTTTATAGAGGTGACGATCGCTTTGATCGGATAACGCTTGGCGATGAAGTAGCCGGCAGCGTCGTTCATGTGGTCGTGACCCTTTTTCGGATCTTTGTCCGGCTCGCCCTTGTCGGTGTAGGTCTGTCGCTCCAGGCACAAAGTGAGCTGAGGGCATTGGTCGATGTTGACCTTCAGTCGTCGCTCGCCGTAAGCGTTCAGAAACATAGCGTTCACCGAGTTCACGCGGTCTTTCACGCCCGGGTTTGTGGAGTCGACGATCACCGTGAATTTTGCTTTCTTCAGTAGCGACAGGTCCGACTCGCTCGCGTTTTTGCTGCTGGTGTTCTGCCCGCTGGCGTCGGGATATACCGCCACTGAGTGACCAGGGAACCGTGCCTGGATCTTCTCGATCATCTCAGGCGTGTCCCGCACACCGTGAAACTCATCCAGGGCCATCGGCAGATCGTTACGCACGACATAGACGACGGCCGCCATTTTCATGACGTTGAAGTCCATGCCGATGTGCAGCACCTCGCCCGGCTTGATTCGTTCGCTGGTTCGGCACTCATCGCGATTGAACGTGTAGTAGACGACGCCCGCGTAGTTCTCGAAGCCGGCTTCGTACTCCTGCCGAAAGGTGCGCGGGTCCATCTTCCGACGGGCCGCGCCCAGCTCTTCAGGAGGAACGTTACCGCCCTGCAATGACGTGTACTGCCAGCTCTTGTGGTCAGGCTCGCCACCCGACTTGCCATCCAGATAGGTGTCGTAGCAGTGGTTGAAACCTTTGGGCGTGCCAATTCGCAGCGCATGGCCGCCCTTGCGCATCCCAATGCCGGGAATGTGGTACTGACAGGTCGAGAGCATCGGCCTCAGCACTTCTTCCCATGCAGCCCACGGGCAGTCCGCCCATTCATCCACCAGGACGAAGAACAGACCGGAGCCCCGCAGGTTGTCGTAGTTGTCGAGCCCCACCACGCGCAAGATGTGACCGGACTTGAGGGTGATCGAGCATTCCGTCTCATTCGGGCGGTGCGCACGCCACGCTTCGGGGATTGCCTGCTTCAGGCGCCGCCAGAACACACGCTTAGCCTGTTTGAAGGTCGGCGCGCCGTACCAGATCTCGTCTTCGACGCTTACGCCCCACTCAGCGGCGAGTCGCGCAGCTCGGCGCATCTCGGCCTTGCCCAAGAACGTCTTGCCAAACCGACGACCACACACCGCATCGCGAAAGCGCGCTTCAGGCTGAAAGCCCCAGCAGTAAATGTTCGCCTGTTTGGGCGTCAGCTTTACCGGCGGGTCAAAGGTGCGGGGTAGTCGGGACATGCTCGTCTGGCTCCAACGTGTACTCAGCAACCGCGTGCTGCTGGTCCGCCTGGGAGCCAAGGGGTTTCTCAGGTTCAAGGCGGCGATTCACATACACGTCGCCGACTTCCTTCGCGGCCTGCTCCAACAACTGAGCAGTAAGCGCCATGTTCTTCATGCTCTCGGCTTTCTCAACCATGCGGCCAAGCGCCCGGAGTCGATACGCTCGGTTGGCGATCGGGATCTCCGCGGTTTCTTCACGGAAGCGCTTGCGGGTGTCGTGGAACAAGGTCGCCCACTTCGCAGCAAGCCCCTTCCCGGCTTTCTTGGTTGGGTCGTGCGTCTCTACCTGCTGACGGCTCACAACCAGCCCATATTCAGTCTTGACGGACTCCACGACCTGGGACGGTGTGTCGAAGCACGCCAGGGCCTGAACGATGAAGCTCTTCACCTCATTTTTCAGGACTGCCATAAATTCTCATCCGTCTAGTGCCTGTCAATAATCAGGCCGACTTGAG